ATGGATACGGTTGAGCAACTCAATGGAACATATTTTTATAAAGGAATGGTAAACCTTACGCCGCAGGAATTATTATTTTGGGTTATGATTGACGCTACAGAGGAGCAGTTAGGTGTACAAGATATGGTAGCTGTTGCATCCCTTATTCTTGGCGGTAACTATATTTCAGTCCCCGGAAAACCATTAACTGCAACGCCGGGAACCTCCCCCGCCTCCCTATTTTTTAGAAAACATCTACGCTATACCTTTAAGAGTCGGGTTCTTCCTACTCTCACACAAAAATCTTTTAGCTTAAGAAAGATAAAAATATTTTGGGTAAACAACCTAGGGGCGTTTGTTGGTCGTGCTGTCCCTGTCGTTGGATGGATTATTTTAGCTAATGATATAACTCAGATCAGCATTAAGACGGCTACACGCTACAACAATATTGTCCGAATGGAAGATCAATTATGGTAACGTCCCCCAATGTTGAACAGCAGGTTATCGAGTTTTTTAAAAAAGAACTTCCTTTGGTAACAACAATTACCTTCAAAAAAATCCCTGTTGAAGTCGATTCTGCGCTGCAAAATAATTTTGTATTTGAAGACATAAGTGATGCCACCGACGCCTATTTCAAAGCATTTAACGTCAATTATGATAATTTCTATTGGAGTAATTATTTTCCTTGGAAAGAAAAAGGACTCTTTTCTCGTAAAGAACCTATCCAAAATAAAAAGCCACTGACAATAAGAATGTTTGCAGAATCTGCAAAAGCTGGCCGCTGGCTATACGATTGAAATAGCCGGGTAATTAAGCCCGGTTTTGCTATCCCTATTCCGGCTCTGTCGGCCACCCAATATCCGGCGCAAGAGAAACATCAGCGTTTTTCACTGCAACACGGTATTGCTTCCACGCTTTCAAATCAGATCGCAGTTTATCTGGCACATCTTCTTCGCTATCCACCAGCCCCTCTATCTCATCAGCAATAGCACCTATCATGTCCGATGCATGAGATAAAATAGAGATCTGTTTTTGTGTGGCTTCAGTAATCATCTGCTGTAAAACGTGCGGCGCGGAGCCAACCAACCACTCGCCATTTTCACCGGCATAATACTTAATTCCATCTTCTGGTCTACGCCCTTTAAGCATCAACACCCATCCCTCTGGTACTGTCTGATATGCCTCTAATGGTTCATCTTGAGCATTACTACCGATTAATCCGTAAACAAACATTAGGCACCCCCATCAATAGTGAACACTTTAATTCTTAAAGGTAGAGCTGTAGTAGGTGATGTATTGGAGTTGTGTGGGCTACCCGATGTATTAGACGCTGCTGACAAACTTACCGTACCTGAGACAACCACTATATTTGCAAGCGTGTCTGTTTGATTCGCAGTTGTGCCGAATGAGCCAGCTAGCGCTGTGGAATAATAATAAATCCACCCCGGGTTACCCCATACACCATTCACATATACTTCAGGGATACACTTAACAACTCTGCCTGGGAAAGGATTTACATATACTCGTCGTGTGTTGACCGGGAAACTATATGGGGATGCCTGTGATCCCTCCGGATACATGATAGTGAACTTATGTTGCGCATCTAATTGTTGCTTAGTAACCGGCATCAATGGTGTCGTAGCATCTCCCGCCAATGTAACTGGCCCAGCAAATACTCCGCCAGATTTTGGCATTTTTCCTTCTATGGCTGCATTCAGAACGTCCATATCAATAGCATCAGCCGCCGCCTCAGCCCTGTCAGCATCTGTACTTGCTGCTGCTGCTTCACTTGTTGCAGTTGCTGCCGCAGCTTGAGCTAACGCGACAGATCCTGTAATGCTATCCGCAGCATTGATTGCTGTTGTTGCGCTATCGCTGGCGTTCTGCCTGGCCTCCTGTGCAGCCGCATTCGCTGCTACCGCTTGGTCACGCGCCGCCTCAGCGCCAGCCACAGCCTCACCTGCTCCTTCTATCAGCTCTTTATTTGCATCAAACCACGTTTTTGAATCACTAATCCATGACAGCGCGGGAATAACTACTGTTGACCCATCAGGAGCAATAATGGTGACATCTTCTGTGCCAGTAGTTATATCCTGCCAGTCTTCTAATAACTTCTGATATAAACCGTACGCACAAGAGGAGTGTCCTGCGTAACGTCCGTATTAACAATGGTGGTGGACTCGATAGCAGAGAAACCATTGATTGGGAGCTGTGTTGCTGATCCTGGACGCCACGCGACACTCACACCAGGGACACTGACGACACCGGTATTATTGGTAATTGGCGTTTTATTCAATCTGAATGAGGAGAGGTGTTCCTGATCTACTGGGCCGTAAATTGGCCCCTCAGAAATAATGTCCAGAACGCGATAGAACTGCTTTGACGTGAGGTTGTCATTAATAAGTGTTGGCGTACTTCCGCCACCGCCGCCTGAACTCATATTTTCACCTTAGCTAATAGAGATGTTCCAGTCTTTGTTATTGCTGGTATCAATACCGAGCGAACCCACGTTTGAACCAACAACCATTTCACCCAGAAGCAATGGAACAGGCCGCCCCTGTCCAACTTTATTTTCAGCGCTGGTGAATGAGTTGTTCGTTATCGAACCGCTTTGTGCTGATTCAGCAGAGGTCTTGGTTTTCATGTTCGAGGTCATATAGAGCGAATAAGCTACAGAGGCCACGGTAACGGCGACCATGATCCACGCTGCGGCCACAGCAGTTATTGCCCCCTCAACAACCGGAACAAACAAGACTGTCGCGCCATCCCTTAAGTGCCGATCCATATGGAAATTAAGCGTGTCACTGGAAACGTCATTACCATCAATCCGCATTCGAATTTTTGATTTATAGAAGTCACGTTTGAATTCAGGACATTGAGCGAGAAGAAGACGCAATCCCTGCGAGGTGGTATCAACTTTTAAAGTGACCTGGCGGAAATGTCGTCGAAGATTCCCCGCAAATCTAAAGATGAGCATTGTTCATGCCTCCAGATTGAATGAGTAAGGCGAAGATAAGCAGGCCGCAATGGTTCGCGGCGGCTTAAGCGTCCGATGTTTTCATGATGAAGAATGGTGTTATCACCAAGGTAAATCATGGCGTGGCAAGGGTCTGACTCTGGAAAAGCTCTCCGAATGAACACATCACCCGGCTGGACGTCTTGCATATATACTTCATGAAAACCGTTGCCCATCATGTTTTTCAAGTAAAGGTTTTCGCCCCTAAGCCACCAACCGTTAGTGCGTTCAAAATCAGGTAAGTCGATGCCACATAAGTGGTAGGCGTCACGAAATAGCGTGTAGCAGTCCATCACACCATGCTTGAATGTTCGGCCTAACAAGTGCTCTACCGGCCTAAATTTCCGAATAACTCCACCGCTGGCCAGCCACCAATCGATGCCGGTTGCCAACTGTCCGGATCGATCTGCGCCAGATAGCACAAGTTTTAGCTCTGGATGAGAATGAAAAACGGCGGTTATTTCTCCCGCCGCTTCAGCATTCAACCAGTCATCATCACTTATTCGAAAATGTCGCCCCGGATCTGGATGAATATTTCGACATTTAACCAGTGAATCGTTACCCACTATCAGGCCGCAAACTTCATCTCCAGACGAGGCTGCGAACTCAAGGCATTCATTCTCAAGCATCATGACACCTTAGCTGAACCGGGGAAGCCGCCGAACGGCAGCGAGGAAGGTTTCGGATAGCGTTTACGGCACCCTGACGGATGCTTAGAACACTTATCTTTTGATGGGTCGGATGTCGGGATATCTTTATCATCAGCAACTGGCGGCCCAGAGTAACCACAGCCATCACCGCGATATATCCACTGGCAAACATCAGCCAGGATAGTACGCGCGGGAATAATGGCATTATCGCAGTCAACAGGAGTGGCAAGGTTGTAAGTCACTGTCTCGAAAGTTTCCTCAACCATCTCTTCAATCACGTAGCGTGAAACAGCTTCCATCGTGGTATCCGCATCTGGATTGCCACCAGGGAAATTAACCTCATCAAGATTTTGAACCAGAACCTGCCGCCGCGTTACGACCGCGCCCAATGCATCATCAAAATCGCTGTTAATTCCGGTGATTAGGCCGGTGATATTCGCAACCTTCATGGTCGGGCGAGAATAGGTACCTTCTGATTTAACCTCAAAGCCTTCAACAGCTATCGGATAGGCTGAGTATTGCCGCCCTTTCCAGATAACATCACCGTAATAACCGTTAGTTCCAGAGTGAAAGCGGATAACATCACCGCCGAATGACTGCAAATCAACCTCGAACAGGTCAATCATTGCGCCAACGCCAGCATCAACGCTCGCGATAATGAGTTCTGCTGGTATGTCTCTCATATTTCACCCATAAAAAAGCCCACTAAGTGTGGGCATTGGCTTGTTTATTGATCAACTCAATGGCGATTACCGGCTGATCTTCTATTGTGTAAGGTCAGCCCACTCTAGCCATGCGCGGCTTGGGTGTTATCTATCGGAGGAATGGCTGATTAACTCTGGGATAAGGAAATAAAAATGGAAAAGCAACTAAAGCTTGATGAAGTTCTGGCAATAATGGATGACACCGCTCGCAAGAATTATGCGCTCACTGAGCTTCTGGCACAGACATTTAGTGCATTTGTCGTGTCTACTGGTAACAAAGATGCCATTGCTGAATTTGTAAAATCAACAAGTAGTGTTGGTGAATTGTCTGCGGCACATAAGCATGCTCAGACAGCACTACTTAAAATACTTAACTCTGTAGAAGTTATTCCTACAGATAAGCACTAATCTGTGCTGAGCTAATTAGTGTATCCCCATAACCTACTTTAAATACCGCGGTCTGAAAAATGGCCGCATTTTCTCGACGCTCAGACCGATAAAGTAACCCACCAGGGCGGCGCTCTTTTTTAATGGACTCCGTGATGGTTTTATTCATCAGCTCCACGATATCTTTGCGACCTTTCTGCTGATTTTTAATTTGTTCCAATTCTGCTTCTACTGCTGCTAAACGCTGTTCTAAAGTCATAACTCACTCCTGCCTTTCGGCGTTAATTAACGTGGTACTTGCTCAAACGTGCATGACAGCTCGAATACTGGGCCGGTCTTTTTCATTGCCCACGAACGGCAAACATAAAGCGCTTGGACACCAGTATCTGATGGAGTCCAGTAGAACGACTCAACCGCCATTCTCGCCTTAATGAATGCTTCTGCTTGCTTTGCTACATTAAGCTTATTGCATAGCCCGTCAGCTCCCATAAACGTCAGGGAATAGCCGTCCATCAACGGGTTAATGCCTTTAACTTGCCTCTGCTCGTAACCATCGCCAAGTTTGACGACTGCTACATTTGGCGCACGGGAAGCCGTGAAGCCTTTTTGTGGGCTCCATGTGAATGTTTCTGGCATGGGGTATTCCTACTTGCGAAGAAGCCCGTTAGGGCGCTGCTGGTCTTTAATGGTGTTAAGGCTAACTGTCTTCATCATTGCAGCCATTTTCTGCATTGTGGCGTCATCAATGCCGTTAGTCGTCTCGATGTGGAAATGAACTTCCTGCTGAACAACTGTGCCAGCACCACCACTCCCACCCTGCATATCCTTATTGCTGATGACCTTGCCATTATCGCCGGGGATCATGTATTGCTTGCCGGTTCCCGCCTGGTATATCTCAGGTGCACCGCCCTCACCGACTCGATACATTTCGCCTGCTGATACAGGGCCTCCGTTTTTACGAGCGCCAGCCATGGCCAGTCCCTTAGACGCTGCTAGCGCTGTGCCATAAGCAGTGGTACCGACCGTAGAAGCTCCGCCCATTGTCGCGATGGACGCGCTCACTGCCGCTGGTGCCCAGGCCGCCGCTGCTGCGGTTGCCTGTGCTGCTGTTGCAGCAAGAGCAGTAGTAGCCGCCGCCTGCCCCATAATCATATTTTTGACCTGCTGCATACCCATTTGGACTAATGCATTAACACCCTCTTGGATTATTGTTGCAGCAAGACTCTTCATAGCCTCTTCTGCTGACTGAGTACCCGTCAGAAACCCAGTCAGCATATTGGTTGTGCGCTGACCTAAAGCATCAATGGAGCTCGCTAAATATTGGTTGGATTGGCTTTGGTTCATCCAGATTTCCCACTGAGCAGCTAGTCGAGCTTGTTCATACTGGGTATTGGCGGCATTGCGAAGAGCTAGTGCCTGCTGCTCAGTTAGCGTTTTATCCTCTTCAAATTTTTGAATCAGTGCTAACTTTTGAGCATTCTCATTAGCCAACGCCTGCACAGGGTCAACTAATGCGGCGTTTTGCTGTTGTGGGGTTACAGCATTATTTGCTGACTCTTCAGCTATCTTTTTAGAATACTCACCCGCTATTTCTAACCTGCGCTTCTGGTAGGTTTCTTCATCGATAAATTTAGCGTCAAGTTGGCGCTTAGCCTGAGCAAGATCTTCATCACGAACCTTTGCAATATTTGCAGACGTTTGCATCTCCTTGGCTGATATTTTATCCTGCTTTTCTTGCTCAAGTTTCCACTGAATCTCTGCGTTTTTTTCTGCTGCTGTTGTATCCTGTGGGCTAGCTTTATCTCCAAGAGCCTGAATTGCTTTGAACTTTGCGAGAGCTAAACTCCCTTCCTCGTATCCCGTACTTAGTTCGGCGATTGACTCACGCTGAGTTTTTAATGCATTTGCAGCATCATTAGATACTTTATTACCTTCCTTTGTGGCCTGAGAATTTTTATATATCTGAGCATACTGATTCTCTAAATCTTTTGTTCTGGGGTCATCCTTTGCCATTCCTGCATCTTCAGCATCATACTGGGCTTGAAGCCTAGCTCTCGCCTCGCCTTCCAATTTTGTTAACTCAATTCTTCTTTGTGAGTTCTTTAATAACTTGTCTTGTTTATCATCGCCGGATTGTGCATTTGATTTTACCTTAATGGGTTGATTAGCAATCGCTGCGTCTTTGGCTGATTTAGCTCTAATATTAGCAATTTCACCTTCTACACGTTTAAGTTCAAATGCGGCTTGTCCTCTCCTTTGTTGGAAAACAGTATCCGTTTCATACCATTGCTTCCCTTCAGCTAATTCATCGTTATATTTTTTTTGTAATTCGATTAGTTTTGGCATGCGTGATGAGTCGCCAATATTCTTATTGTAATAACTAAGATTATTAGAAACAGACATCATTAAACCGGCAAGGGTCTGTGTTAATCCAATAGATTGGTTTAGGTCACTAATCATATTTTTAAAAGCAACATCAAGGCTGTTTTTTGCACGATCTACGGTAACCGGCATTTTATCAAACTCAATATTTACTGACTGGGCTCGATTTTGGATTGCATTCAGTGCCTGCTCAGCCGTCAATTTTCCATCAAGCATCATTTTACGAAGGTCACCTAGTGACACTCCTAGCCCTGCTGCAATTTGCCTCGCAAGCTCAGGCATATTTTCAAGTACAGAGTTAAACTCTTCAGCCCTAACAACCCCTCCTGCGATGGATTGCCCGAATTGCCTTAATGCATTTGACATTTCCTCTGTTGAAGAGCCACCAACAGTGCCTATTTTTTGCAAAGTATCTGTCAATAATAAAACCTGCCCGTTGGTTGCCCCTGCTTCTTTCAGGCTAGATGTAAGCGTCTCCCACAACTTCTGAGTGCTAGATAAACTACTGCCAGTATTAGACGCGATTGTTGAAAGAGAGGCCATGGTTGCTTTCGCTTCTTCAACGCTTGAACTTAGTCGCTTAACCCTAGCATCCAACATGTTCATATTGTCAGCTATATCAATAAGTTTTTTTGCGGCGCTGAGCGTGAATGCCCCAGCGATAGCAATTCCCACCTTATTAAGGCCTGACTCCAATCTCCCTGATGATGTAGTAGTCTTATCAAAACCGCCCTGCATCTGATCAAGCCGCTCATTAACCTTGTTTTGAGCCGCAATCAGTTTACCAACCTCCATCTCCACCTGATAAACAATATTCCCTAGTTGCTTTTCACTCGCCATTTTTCGCTAACCTCGCCTTTTCTTGAACAATTAAACGTTCCTGGAGGCGATCATCAGCATCCATGATTTCATCGTATTCTTCGCGGGTGAAACCTTTCTCTTCTGGATATTTAGCTTTAAGCAATAACTGAAATTCGGTCATCGTTAACTGCTCAGCTTCATCGCGTGGCATGTTGAAATGAATTCTTGCCGAGTTGATGTAGTCCATCGCATTAAATTCGGAACTGTACTCATTCTTGCCTTCGTTCTTTTGCAGCTTCCTTATTTTTGCCTTACCGATTACACCATGCTCAATTAATTCTCTCGCAATGGTAATTACTGTTTCTTTTGAAACTTTACCGGGCCGGTAAACAATACAATTTCGCCACCCTTTAAACTCACCTATAAGCTCCGATACCGGCTTATCACAACAAGCCTCTATAACTCTTATGGCAGCAGCCAGAATATGCTCTGAGCATTTTTCAATGGCCTTATTGGGAATTAGCGCCGCTGGCAGGTTGGCATTTATTGCAGGTGTTAATACATGGTTTAATTCAGAGCCATTCAATACTGCATATATTTCGACAATTTCAGCCGCTGTACCAACTTTTGTCATGTTCTTTAATGATGGACGAAAGAAATAATCTTGCTGACTAACTGTGTCTGACAGGAGCATTTCGCCAATATCAAGCATCGGTGTCATGGGGTATCCTGAAATTTAGGAAATAAAAAACCCCGCAGATGCGAGGCTATTTGTCTAGCGTAGAGGGTTAAAGATAAACATCTATTTACAAGCTTCCCTACCTACAAAATCAGCTATTGAACCAGTAAATATCTCTCCCATATTCTTATCTGCTCCAGATGCTTTCATTTGCTCCAAGGTATCACCACTCCCAAGATACTTTACGGTGTGACTGTTGCAATCATAAGCCCGCTCAGAATAACTGACACCAGATGAACCAGATCTCTTGGTTACGATTGTCTTTAGGTCTCCTTGGGTTCCTTTGCTTAAAACTGTGTACTCAGCTTTTGAATCTGAAGGGATCGTGATTTTGTATTCTTCGGCGTTTAAAAATGGCGTAAACAATAAAGCTGTCACTGAAACTATAAAGCGAGTTCTCATATCCCTATCCCCATCCATAACAGTTCGTTACATGATAGCAGGGGAATGGTGCAAAACAACGCAAAAACCCACAGTTAAGTGGGTTGGGGTTTGGTTACTCGTTAAATTATTTTGGTGCTATTTAAGCTGCAACACCATTGATGCCAAGCATTTTTGACAGTTTGGTAAGTCCTTTAGCGGTAACAAGAGCCTGCTCGGTCACTTTCTCGCTGCCATCATTGCGAACTACTGTATGCACTTTATGCTCCAGATATCCAGACTGAATCTTGTCCTGATATCCGATCCACGTTTTGCTACCTAGTCGTTTGTAAATCCAGCGACTCTCTGACAACAGGCGAAAAAGGAACTTAGGCTGTACCTGTAAGTTTTTCGCAGCATCGGTAATGCACAGAGCACCATCTGACTTAGCAATTCGCTCCAAAGCTTCAACATCCGGCGTCATTTCTTCAACCTTATGCTCCAGTGCAATTACTTTTTCGCTGTATGTGAGTAAAGTACCGCGCAAAAACTCAGGGTCATTTAATGCGGTCATTGGGTCGAATACTGGTTTCAGCTTTCCGGTTTTATAATCGAGGAACGTTTGGTTAACTTTCAAACGGTATGATGGGGAAATCCACCCAGCATATTCAACAGCAAGAAGTTCATGAGCGTAAGTTCCGCCGTTGCGACCCTCCTTCTTAACTACCGTGATCTCGGTAGTTTGCTTATCAAGCTCATTAATAAGACTTTTGGTGCTATCAAGAGCAAGCCAATATGCTGGCCCGTCTTTTTTCTCACCACCACTCGCTTTATGAAGAGCGTTCAGGTTAAAGCGACTTGCTGTATCGGTGTTAATCTCAACGCCAGCGATGACAGGCAGAGATTTATTTGCTACATTTGAATCAGTCATTAAAGACCTCGCAGTTTGATTTGACATGACCGCCAGCTCTAACTGGCGGTTTTTTATTGCCTGTTTTCCGGCAAAATCTATCTAAGTGACCGCTTCGTATAACCACCGATAGCACCCCCTTTATTATTTCCAGTGAATGAGACGTTCATTCCTCGTTCAGTTGAGTTATTTTTAAGCGTGTCGGCCACATTCTTCATTTCTTTCGCGCACCAACCAAAGGTCTCTTGCAGATGTATTACTTGTTTAGCAATGCCATACATTGCATGGATTCGTACTTTCACGCCGGTAAGGTCATAACCATCCTTCTCAAGTTGTTCTATTAACTCAAGCTCCGGTGCGCGGTTGCGTTCATCAAGAATGGTTCTTGGTGACATCCAGTCATTACCAAAGATTCTGTCATGTGGATCAGCGCTTTCAATCGGGTAGTTGTAATCGGCACGGCGCTTAATTGGTGATTTAGCAGCATCGCGATCCATTACATCTAATGCCCAACGACGAAATTCTTTAGCTACTGGAGTATCTGCAAACATTGCTACCAGATGAGCACCACGCAGCGAGAAACAACGAACCATCATGTCAACATCGCCAGTTTTTCTAACCACCCTCAATTTGAGTGTCGTTGACATGCAAGCTGAAAACTCATCTGAATTGCGTGTGTAAATCTGAGTAACTGCATCAGCTTTTTTATATTCCAGCGCCTTAGCCAATTCAGTGGCTGTAAGCCAGATCTGATTCGAGTGAACTACTGGTGTGAAAACTGTACTGTGGAAAGCTAACTCTTTATTCGCTATAATCTTCATGTCGGTTGACTCGCTTAAGGTTGCTGACAAATCGAGGCCCTGACTATTGCAAGTAGTTGGGGCTTCACTATTTTTAGTGACCATTCAAAAACCCCTCTTCTCTCAGGCTTTTCTCTAACCGCTTAATTACTTCACCATTCAATGATCTACATTCTTTACTTGCTGCCGTCTTTAGTGCGTCTTTTAACCAATCTGGAAATCTAATGCCAGTTGGGGGGATATTCTTTGTTTCTTTCATTACCAACCCTCGCTACATTATGTATTTTTAAATACTACAGTATGTGTCTATCTTGTCAAATGAAATGTGTCTACATTATGTAGCATATTTTGTAGTAAGGAAGAGTCATGAAAGGCGCAAGTCAAATCGCTCCGTTAGGGGTCAGATTGCCAGATGAGTTGAAGGAAAAGGTACAGGAGAGAGCCAAAGAGCACGGAAGATCAATGAATGCTGAGATTGTCGGCGTTATTGAAAAATCCTTCTCAGAGCAGCCAAACCAAGAGGTGCTAGCCATGAAATCAGCGCTAGAGCACCTTCAGGCTATAAATGAGCTCAAGGATCAAATAATCGCCTCGCAAGAAAGCTCTATTAAGAGCCAAAAAGAAACCATCTCCTCTTTGAATCAGACCATTGACGCCATGGAGCGAAGCATTAAATCATTGGAAGAACACGTGAGAATTCTCCAGTCCCATGTAAAGATCCTTGGAGGAAATCCCTAGTCCCAGAAAGCAAAAAGCCCACATGAGTGGGCTGTTCAGCGCACGGACGCGCTAGAAAGTCGATCTACGTGGATTACAGCTTAACCTATTAAATAATGAGTTAAATAAAAATGGAAAAACCAAACCCTCTTGCCGCCTTATCTTTAATTATTTGGCTAATCATGTTCATCCCATGCTATAGGATGGCCCAGAAAGCAGGTTTTGGCTGGAAGATGGCATTGATTTTATCGGCCCCAGGCATTCACTTTGTTATGCTTTGGGTATTCGCATTTATGAAGTGGCCAGCCCTACCGAATCGTTAAATGCCCAAAATTAGGCGGCGGAATATTCATTTCTTTAAGGCGATTTACCAGTTAGCCAGAAAGCAAAAAACCGCCGGAGCGGGTTCTATTATTCAATGTCGTAGAGGCTGTCTCTTGATATTACATTCACAATATGATGACAAACATCAGAGTTATAACTTCTACCCCATTCAATAAGTTGGTCTGTAGTAAGACTTTGGCAACTCCAAGGGACAATACCATTTACACCCAACCCCATTTTTCCTAAGGTATCGATGAATGTTCCCTTTTGTATATCGTAAATTCTCACTTCTGCAATAGCGAGGATGCCACTGGCCCATAGAGAACCACCGGCAATACTTTGCGTGTTATCACAAACCAAGTAATCGTGTTTTTCTGTTAGCATTTTGTATATGTTACTTGCCAAGCCTGCGCCTCTAAAATCCGTATCTATTTTTGCGCTTTTTATTTGCTTAGCGGTAACAACCGTGCCATCTGACTCATTAAAGTTAAAGTCTCTGTAAGCAACTCGACCTATGCGTTTGGTTAAAAGCTCATCTTCCATCCCGAGACCAAGAAGTGTATTCGTGATATCTTGTTGATGGATGTTTTGATCAAGCAAGTCACTACCATGTTCAAGATAGTAACCTGGCGTTGTGCAAGCTACGGAATAGACATCAAGGTAGTAGTTATAATCACCACCGGTTACCAAATACTCATCCGCACGAAACAACCCACCTTCTCGGGTAAAAAAGTTAAATGTTTCAATTAATTCTTTTGTTCCAAACGGCTCAATAGTTAGATCTTTGGTATACGAAGCAATTATATCCGGAGGCATTTATATACCTTTTAATGAAGATTACTATTCCATTGACTCTTCATGTACATAGCAATGGCAGTCTCAATTCTATCAATTAGGCGGTTATCAACCAAAGAAGGGTACTGGTCTGAAGGCTTTACGATATAACGAATCTTTTCGTTAGACATAGCTATCTCAGCGAACGGTATAACCTCACCATCATCATGAGCATTGTTAAGAGTAACAATAAAAAGCTGCCGATTAGGAGATACGCGATCACTCAGTCTTCTTACGAAGAATTCATTCAGTGTATCGTCGTCAACAAAAGAACTCACGATCTGAGTACGATTTTTAATCGTCTGGATCGACCTTCTGGCTAATGTTCTCATGTCCCCTCCAATGCGGCAAACCTCACCACGCCTAAGTGCAAAAAGCCACCGAAGCGAAAATCTCCAGTGGCTACTCGTGGAAATATAACCACGGTTATTAATACAGAGTGTATAGCCTAAGCGATATCTAATCAACTTTGTGTTGTTTTCTTATGCTGTTTATAGCTCGATATCGAACCATGAAAAGGTGTTAAAATGAACGGGTGGGTATACACATTCGTTTTTGTGGTCTCTCACAAACGCCGCACAGCTCGTTTAAATGGCTATCAATTTTGCATTTTATTTTGTGCTGTTTTTAGCTCGCGTAGAGGTTTCTGTTAACTTTAACATAATTTACGTCATTCTCACCGGTGCACGGACGCGTCAGTACTGATCATTTGTCAGGATACCCATGTCTTTTATAATGGAATAATCTGGAAATAAAAAATATGTTTTAAGTTTGGTATTACGCAACACCTTAGGGATCCAATCAGCTCGGCAGCGTATGAGCGCTGGCGTCTATTCTGGAGGTATGGCTGATATACTCTGGGAAATAAGGGAAAGTATGAATTTTTTGCATAAAAGAATGATATTGAATGCTGGCGATACTGTTGTCGTACAGTGTTCACATCAGTGTAATGTTTTGCTTACTACTGATTCTAACTTCAGCAATTATAAGAATGGGCGCGGATTTGAACATCATGGAGGAGGTGGCTTCTTTGAGCGATTACCTGCAAGATTAGTAGTTCCGCGCGATGGAGCATGGAATGTCACCATTGATTTAGGTGGTGGACAGGCATCAATTAGACACTCCATTACTGTCATCCCAGCATAGCTGCTCACCTTTAGCTTGAAGCAAAGCAGCCTCAAGGGCGGTAACGATTTTCTTCTGCGTTCCGTCCTTCACATACCCATTAGATGCCATGCCTGTAAGGTTTACTGAATCACGAAACCAGATGGTATTTCCGTCAACTTCAATCGATACTTTCATTCATTACTCCCTATCTATTATGTTATGGATTGCTCAAAGCAAAACCATCATCAAGAGCACCGATAAGATGCTCTTTGTGATAATTACGCGGTAACAGTCAAAGCATATACCGCCGTAAAACTGCCGTCTGCCGTGGTCACTGTGAGATTAGCCACTCCAGCCGTAGCGCCTGATGGTGCTGAGGCGGTTACAGATGAACCGGAAATCGCCGCCGTTGCTCGAGCAGGGACGGAAGACACTACAGTGAATGTTTTGTTTGTAGCATTTGACGGGGCAATATTCACAGCAAATGAAGTGTTTGCACCAGCGGCCACAGTGCCAGATGTTGGTGTTACTGTTACTCCGGTCACAGCGATAGCGACCTCAGAGCCATCAACGAAAGTAACAGAATCAGCATCAGCAACTTTCCATTCGCCGGAGTAAGTGGCGAAGTCAGAAGAGCCAAAGTCTGAACTCCATGACGTGGTATTGAAGTAGCCCATGATGTAAGTACCATCATCCACGCCAAGGAAATCAAAACGAACCCAAAGCCCTGGTTGGCGTCCTGCTTGTACTTCATCGAAAATATATTTCGACATTTTTACCGGGCCAACTTCCGTTGCTTTAGCTCGCTTGCGCCACTCACCCTCGCCTGAGATGGTCAAGTCCATGTTGGTGACCAAGTTTTCTACTAGCCCCTTAGCGTCATCTGCATCAGACGAGATGGTATTCATGGAGTAATCTAGTCCCTTGGTTGTCAACGCACCCATGCGCTGCCAATCAGCCACTTCTGGTACTGTTTCCGGGCAGCCAAACGCCATCCGCAAAACGGCGACGCGACCGACCAGCTTGCCGTAATCATTCTGGCAACCTTGCATATTATTTACCTCTATTAGTTCGGCTTAGTCGCCGTATTTAATTGCGAATTGAAGTCTGTAGACCAGGCGGCCTTCAGTGGTTGTTACGGGTGATGGGATACTGCCGAGGTTTTCGATATAACCGATGCAATCATTCGGGTTTGGATTCGCCTGAACGTGCGCGATTATCGCTTGTGCTGCGTTGTCTGCCGCTTCGTCCTCTTTGTCTGCTCCAATCACATCAACCAGGACGTAAAACTCACTGCCAAGGTCGTTACGAATCGAGCTACCGCCATTGGGCCGGAAGACAATGAATTGTTCGTCCAACTTGCCAGTATCACGCCATTTGAACATTTGAGTAGTGAAGCCAGTAGTTAAACCAGACGCCACAAAGTAATCCCGGACACGCCGGTGCATTGATGGAGTCAT